GTTACAGCTACTGGAGCAGAATCACAGTGGATAGACTGTGATAATGTTAGGTTTAGATATGGTACACCTGAAAAGATAGGTGGCTGGAAACAACTTGGCGATGATAAATTAACTGGTGCCGGTAGAGGTCTTCATCATTTCGTAAATAGTAAAGCTAGAAAGTATGCAATCATTGGAACAAACAGAATTTTATATGCATTCTCTGGTGGAGTATATTATGACATACATCCTATCAAAGCTACAACAACGCTTACAAGTGCATTTACCACGACTAACGGATCAGCTGTTGTTACAATAACTTTTAGTGGTGCTCATAGTATTAATGAAAATGACATAATTTTGTTAGATAATTTTTCATCAATTACTAATTCTAATTTTAGTGCATCTGATTTTAATGACAAAAAATTTATGGTAACAACTGTTCCATCATCAACAACACTTACAATTACAATGCCGTCAAATGAATCAGGGTCTGGTGCAACAACATCAGGTGGCATTAGA